AACCTGCAAGGTTGAAAGCGATGATGTTAGCAATTGCTGGGTCTACATCAGCAAGGCTGAATAGTTCCAAAGCACGTGTAACAAGGACGGAGTTACCATACTCTGCAAGAGTAATAGTAACTGAAGTTGGAGCAGCAATCTGAACTGAGTCACGCTCAGTTGATTCTGTCAAAGCAGTTGTCTGTTCGGACAAATCTGCGTATAGTTGTAGAATTACGGTTGAGCCAGGGTTTGCCAATTTAGCAGGGCGCTTGTCGGCGACACTACGAATTAGAGGCTCTGAACGCAACGCGAAGTCTAATAGACGGTCATACGCCTTTTGGACGAGACCTGCACCACCAGCGGTACCAGCGAGATTGCCAGTGGACGATGTATATGCATTAGCCATTGTTGTTCACCTCCTAGGTGAGTTGAAAAATTACTATGGATTTATTTCTGTGAGTAGATAAGTGATTCAAGTTCCTCGCGAGAGGACGCATTATTAATGCGATTTATTAAATCACTTGCTCCATCAGGTGTCATACCAAGTTGAGTAACTACATCTTGCTGCCGCAAGGCTGCTAGATTAAGTTCCTGTTCTGGGTTTGCCTCTGGTTGTGTTATTCCAAAAAGGTCTCCGTTGTCAGTAAGCCAGTTATTAACTGATTCTTCGCTAACATCGTCTAAGTCTTTAAGGATTAAACGTTGTGCCTTTGGATTGACACCCTTCTTATCTAGAACGTCTTTGACTATACGCTCACGCTGCGACCTGGATAATCCCTCAAGTTGCTCAGTGAGTTCTTTAATACGCTTTTCGTCAGAACGTTTGGCTTTCCGCAACTTTTTAAGTAAGTCGTTTCCGTCCATCGGTGCATCTGTTTCGGTATCATTGTCGTCTTCGTCATCGTCCCAGTAGTTGTTGCTCATAGCAACCCACCCTTCTATTCGTTTGAATCGCAAACCACAGGTTCCAATCGGGGAATTGGTCTGGCTTTTGCTACCAGTCTTCTACGCTACGTGTGCTGGTAGACCACGTAGGAATCTATTTAGAACTGACCTGCGTTAGATTGCTTTATTAGATAATTGCTTGAAAGTGAAGCCTTTGATGTTCCAGCAGAACCTGCGAATCTATTTTTTTCTTGCTCAGTCAAATCAACTCGTGCTTGCTTAGCAGACGCTAATCCGAGGAATGCCTCTTGCTCTGCCTGTAAACGTGTGTAATCCGCACCACCTGAGATGCTAGATAGGAACTCACCTCTTGGCGTAAGTTCTGCTACTTGTTGATACCCCTGGCGTGCTTGAGCCTGAGTTATACCAAGGCTTGCCAGTGCTTCTGCACCTAATGCGCCAGAGGTAACATTTGAGTAATTAGTTGACATATTATTTTGAGTTGCAAGTCCCGTATTGAGTCCTTGCATTGCTGCAGCACCACCGATTTCGCCAATTTGTATTTTACGTTGTAGCGATGGGAGACCTTCTGCTGGATTCAACAAAGCACCAACAATATCTGATTGATTTAATGTTGGGTAATACTCTGCTAATGCTGCTTTTGTAAAAGAGTCTGCATTCTGTACTCTGTTAACAGCAAGTGAAACTCTATCAGATACCTCTGATGCTGATATATCGTTAGATATAAATGAGTTCAATGTGTCTCTCTTAGCCATACTACCTACGCCGTATGACTGTAAAACCTGTGTGTATGTACGTTCTGCCTGTAGGTATTCAGAAGCACTTAATACTGATTTGCCTGCAGCAAGACGTGCTTTGTTTGCTGGGAATCTAGTTTGGAATGCAACCGCTAATGGGTCATTGCTATTAGGGTCTTGCATAATTAATTGGATTGTATCTGATGAATAGCCCTTTGTCACTGCTGCAGTAATAGCGGCAGACAGGTCACCAATTCCATATGAAGAAAGCAATGCTGAAATGGCAGCAATTGAATCTACACCCTTTGATGTGACAGAAGATGTGTTTACATTAGATTCAACCCAAGCCTTTTTGCCATCATCCCAAGTGTATGTCTTGCCATCCATTGGCATTGGTGGTCTATCTGGTACAATTGCTTTCCCACCAGTACCTTTGGTAGGGTCGTAATCTGGGTCTTTCTCTGGAAGGCTTGTAGTATATCCACCCTTACCATCTGCTGTCTTGCGAATTCTAGTTCCTGGTGCGCTCTCAAGATAACCAATTATAGTTCCCTTTGGTGGGAAATCTTTTGCTGCATTAAGTGCATCGGCTGCTGCTTGCTGTGCTTTTCTTCCTGGTTCTATTACATTAGTTTTAAGTGCATTTGCAGCAGCGCGGGCATCTGCTGCGCTTTGTTGTAAGTCTGATAAAGGAGTTGCTGCATTATTAAATTGCCCAAGATTAGGAGTTGTCTTTACTGGGTCTGGAGTAGTCACCATTTGTCCAGTTAGAGGATTAAATACTGTTGCCATTACCCAGCCAATCCGAATGTCTGTGCTAGACCCCTGGCAACACTAGCCATTGAGTCTTGTGCATTTTTAGTAAAACGCCATTTAGGGTCACTACGAAGTGAAACCTCATAGTCATATAATCCCATAAGACCCTTTGGGTCCTTGGCTACTTTTTGTAGTTCTTGCATATCTACAGCATCTGGGTCTTCTTCAAGAATATTTGCTCTTGTACTAATGTATGGCGTTAATAGTTCTTTAACTGTGTGTCCTTTTCCAATCTTATCTGCCAATGCTGGGAAATAAGTTGCAGCCTGTATGTTGATTAAGTTAGTAATAGAATCCTGAGATTTTACTCCAGTAGAAATATCAATTACTTGTTGAGATAATACCTTTGGATTAAATGGTATTCCATTTTGAGAATAAGCATTCTTAACTGTTGTGTATGTTAATCCAAAGTTACCTTTAGTAAGTTTGCTCTGGGCTATTGGGTCGCCCGTTGCAGCATTTGCAATCAATGTTTCTGCGTGTTGCTTGATATATTTGTCTAAAATATTTTTTCGTTCTAGTTCAGAAACTCCATATATACCAACATCCACACCTTTGACTTTTGTAGTCTTTGTAGTTCTAGATAACTCAAGTTGTTTTACTTCGTCTCTATAAGCATTAATAAGTTCTGGTGGCGCACCTTCTGAAAATTCTTTAGTAAAAGCATCTTGTATTGTTGCAAGACCAGATTCTTTACTAGTAACAGTAGACTTAGGTGTTGTATCGGTTTCTGATGTATCTATTCCAAAGCCACTATCTTGTAATTCTTTAAGGTATTGTTGTATGCTATAAGTAGGTGCTACTCCACTGTTTTTTTGTGAAGAATATCCCATACTTGCACCAATAAGAACCTTGAGGTATGCATCTAATACTACCTGTCGTGGTATTGTTCCCGATTTTGATGCCTTTAACTGACCATTAGAAACAAGTAAATCTTTTACTTGCTTTAACTTAGATACATCACTCATTGCATCGCTGTATAAACCTACAAGAGTTGTATCTTTACCATTGTTGATAATATTTGCATCATTAACTGGTTGTCCCGTAACTGGGTCTAATATATTACTTTGACTAAGAAGAGTTGTACCTTTGTTTCCACCCTTGTCTGAGCCAGTCGTGGCTGCAACCTTGGCTGCGAGAGCCTGCTTTTCTTCAATTGTCCCAGGCTTGTATCCAGTAGGATTGGTCTTAATATTGTAAGGCTCTTTAATTGACATCTGTTATCCTAACTTATTAAATACGCTGTAGATAATCGGGGCTAACTCAGGTGTTGATTGGGATAGGTCGTATAGACGTTGCTTCCAAGCATCATTCTCTGATGTAACTAAGAAACCAGTTATATTCATACTTGAGTAAGAGTTAATCTTTGCTGAGTGAGTATTGAATTCTTGTAGTAAGCCTTTGACTAGCATAGCCTGTGGATGCTTTGGTGCGTTATCAGCAGATAATATTGTATTTAACTGGTCAACTGCTTTCTGGGCATTTCCTATACCACCACCAAAAGTTTGTTCATCAGCCCAAGTTGGAAAAAACGTTTGCATATCTTTCAAATGTTCTTGCCACTTTTGATTCTCTACACCAATAGCATAATTGTTATATTTATATGCTTCTAATTTAGCATAATGTTCTTTTGATGCTGCACTATTAGCATAATCTCCTTGAGAAATATAAAACTGTTTTAATAGTTCTGCTGGTCGTCTAGTCTGAATTAAGTTTCTATGTAATAGGTCATTAAAAACATTATAATCATATTTACTATCTTGGTTTTGTGGAACTAGATAATACCAACCTGTTGCTACTAAACTTTTTTTATCAAATTTATCCGAATTATCATTTATGAATTGTGTGGTTTCTGCCACTCTTTTTAATGATGGAACATTTTCGGCAGGTACATTTTTGGGAGTTGTATATGCTACAGCAGTTGCCCCGTACTTGCCAATAAAATCTAAAAGAGCATCCGCGTAATTTCCTTTTTTCTTAACAAGTGCATAAAACTCTGTAGTCATACCAACATCTTCAATTTTAACTTTTGGCGACAGTGGAGATACTAAACCAGCCAGTGCTTTAACAAAAAGAACAGTTCTTACGTTATTTTTTATCGTGTTTACAAAGTCTTGCATCTGTGCTGTGGTTGGTTCAATACCCTCAATTTGACCAGGTATTTGTTTGTGAAAATACGCAGCAGTTAATGCCGTAGCAATAGCATTGGCAACTTGAGAATCTTGTTCGTCCATTGTTAATCCACGAAACACATTCTTTGCCCAGTTTGAAGGTATCAAAGAATCTAAAGAACCACGAACACTTGGCGTTGCGGGTTTATACGCTATGTCACCAATAATTGGTTGAATCTTATCACCAATACTTGGGAAAACTTTTGCAATCCAGTTTCCTCCAATTGACATAAATGGAGTGGTGCCTGGAGCAGATAGTTCTGGAAGTACAGTTTTAAGACTAACAAGGTTTCCCTGTGCGGTTAATGGAAGATTAGCAACTACATCCCAACCAAGATGTGACATAGCATTTTGGAGTGCCTCACCAAATGCTCCGACTCCAGGAAGAGTAATATATCTGTTTTTATTTTCATCATATTGCACAAATGCTGAGTTACTCATTCCTTGTTCTGCAATTTGATAATAACGCAACCCTTTAGAAAAGGCTGGACTTCCAACTGATGTGTCTTTTAATGTCAAGTATGCACGTTTGTACGCCTGTTCTTGTGCAAAATAAAATGGAAGAATATTTCTTGCATATTGAGCAAACTGGCTGCGTAGAGCAACATTGTGAATTTCAGGCATCATAGAAAAAACTGCACGAGATTGCGCGTGACGGAGTGCCTGGTCTTCTGTCATTTGTCCTTTTAAGACAAGTGGCTTAAACATTGCGTATTCTTCCGCTACGTGCATCAAGTACATTGGTTCACGACTTAAGTTGTTGATAATTGGGTCAACAATTTTCTTAAATCCAAAATCAATAATTGCTTCAAACATACGTTTAGGAACAACATTTTCAAGCAATGCACCTTCAGTTAGGCTAGGCAATGCAAGTGGAGTTGTGCGATATATTGCTAAAATATCGTCTTGTGTAATTTCACGTCCTGTTGCAATCCTATGAGCAAAATCTTGTAAATAAGTTCCATCATTGCCAATGAATTTACCCAAAACGCCATCTACTCTATCAGTAGCAAATGAATATAGGTCGGCTCCCCAACGCTCTCCACGTTTTAATTCATCTTTGTATACATTGCTTACACCACTTTTAGTTTCTTGCATACGTTTGAATTCTTTGTCAATAAGATTTTGTCTAACTGCAAGATATTGTTGGTATTCAGCATCTTTACCCACTTGCGGAATTACTTGAAATTTAGTTCCTGACTTAATTTTAGATGCATCTAAGTCAGTAGTTATATTTAATTCTGGTGGACTTGCTGACATAACTTTGTAATTCCTATTTAACATAGGTACATAAGAAGCATTCTCTGATGAGTATGTGCTGTATTGAGTAGAACCAAGATTGGTCTTATCGTGTTTTTTAACTTGATAATATACACTGGTCATTTGTTGAGACGTGGTTGCGTTTGCTCCGTGTCCAGTAGCAACAGCCTCTTTTGTTATGTGCCCAGAATTGGTTATTATAAGACGAGTAGCAAGGTCTAATTGTTCTGGAGCAAGCATCTTTGCAGCCTTGTTTAAGCCTTTACGTTTAGCCTCTTGGAATGCGTGAAATCCGTCAGACACTAAATCGGTTGTTGAGCCAGTAAGAAGTGCTGCAGTCCCAAGAGATACACTCTTTAATCCCGCTCCAAGCACGGTCATTACTGCAGAAAATATATGTTTTTCTTCTGCTTTTGTAATTTCTGTATTTGCTTTTGCAGCAGACTTTGCTAGACTAGCCTTAAATGTTTCAACAAATCCATAACGCGCAAAAGTAGGAATCATTTCAGATGCAGCAATACGTAAACCAAATCCAGATGTTGCTAATGCTAATGGTTTGAAAATTCTATTTGTATAGTTATCACCAATAAAATCATCTAAGTAACCAATAGTTTTTTTAATCATACCAGCATCGTGTAAATGTGTTTTGATAGCATTAAAATTAGGAATATCAAACATATCGGCATAATGACGTGGATATAGTCCAGCGACTTTGGGACCAGATGGGGTAACATATGAACCAAGAGATTTACCTACTGCGTCAACACCATAAATTTGTTGTCCTAGTGATTTCTCCCCAAGTGCATCTAATTCTGCTTTTACTTGCAAAACAAATCTACTATCATCAGGCAATCCCATTGCCTTAAATGTGTGAAAATATGCTTCAGCCTTGATAGCGCGAGCCAAACCTATGTCATTACTTACTACTGCTTCTGCATATTTTCCAGCCCATATTTTTGCACCTTCATCACCCATACCAAATCGAGCAACACGGTAGATTACGGTTGCAGCATCGGGTGCATTCCACCTAAATTTTTGAGTTGAAAGTTTTCCAGTTAGTTCATCAATGCTATATGGCATATATCCAGAAAAAGTTTTATATATAGAAGATGCTAAACGCGCTGGACTCAGAAGTTTCCATTCTGGATTATCAATCCAAACTCCAGGTTTTGTTGGGTCTTTAATCATCTTCTCAACAATTCCATTTCGTGCACTTTCGATAACTCTTGCATCACCAAGTTTTGCGCGTAGCAAGGTACGTGCTGGCATAACGCCTTTTCCAGCAAGACTTCCTGCTAATTCCCCACTAAACAAAACTGCTTTTAAGAATTCGTGCACATCATCTGCACTTTTTATTCCACCAAGATGTCCTGCGGCTACGGTGCCTAATGTTGGATATTTTGCTGTAATAATTCCAGCAGCCTCTGCTGATGATTTTGCATTTTTTGCTGTGTCTGCTATATCTTCAATAGCACGATTATATTGACGTGATGTTTTATTGAATATACCAGAACCAGCACGTACTGCATCCATTTGTTCTGATACAACAGCAGCCTCTGCAGAAATTAATCTATTGGTACGGTTGACTATAAAATTCTTTGCACCAGGTACGGCGCTCATAATTGGGTATTTAACTTGCAACACCCCAGCCTTATCAAGTTTAAGCAACTTGCCACCGCGCATAACCATACCAAATTTAGCAATAATGTTAATTGGGTCTGCTGATACATCAAACACTATATCCCCGCCACCAGATAGGTATTTACCAACACCAGTATCTGTTTGATGAAACGCTTTGGCTGCAGCATCTGCTCCAAGTACATCTGCAGATGCTCCAACAAAATTAGAAAAATCTCTTCCAGGAGAAACTTTATATAATGGATTCTCTGAGTCAGCAAAAGAATCAGTAAATTTAGAACCAAGTCCCCTACGTAATGCTGATGCCGCAAGGTCTGCTCCAATTGTGGCTCCTACGGCTCCTCCAAGAAACCCACCAGCAACGCCTCCAGCAACTACACCAAGAGTAACAATAAATCCTTCTAAGTTTCCGTGCTTGGTATAAACGGAATGAACAAATTTATAATCTTTTTGAATTTCCTTTATTGGTTTATTAGCCCACTCTAAAGTAGTTAATGCTCCGTGTCCAAGTGAATTCCAAAATGAACTTGAATTTTCATCAGTTTGATGTTCAGCAATTGCATCTTGAGCAGAAGTAACCTTTAATGAGTGAGATATAACTGGTGCAAGGACGTGAGGTAACGGAGATTTTGCTACGGCAAATGCTGCTTGTGGATTTTCTGCTAAATCTGGTGTTAGCCAACCATTTGCATCTACGGCTTGCTGTCCCACTAGTATGTGCGACCAATCTTATCCGCTAAATACTTTATTGCAGGACCAGCATCAGGGTCATTTGCTAAACTTTGAATTGCATCTCGTGCAGTTTGGTATTGCACTGTACCTGCTGCTGGCAAACCAAGAGACTCAACACCAGGAGTAGTATTGTTAAATGGCATTCCAGTGCTTATATGCTCATCAGGACGTTGCGTAGGCGCATTAAGAGGAGTTAAACTTGGCAAAGAAACTGTTTCGGGAGCAGTTGGAGATGTGATTGGCATAGCAGTTTTCTGGTCATTAATTTCTTTATTCACACCGTGTGGGAAACCAGTGTAATCAGTATTCATACCACTTTGACCATTACCACCAAGACCATTAACATTTTTTGGGTTATTTTGAGGAGCAGTTGGTCGGTAACCACCTCTATTTTCAACCATTAGTCATTCTCCTCATCGTCATAAGCATCAAATAATTCATTATTATATTCTTCTGCAAGTTGCATCATTCCTGCTGCATTCCAAGGAGTCATAGACTCACTTACTTCAGTATGCAAATATCTTGTACCATTGTAGTCAGCCCACTCAGATATTAAAATCCAATTCGCGGCAATAAAATTTTTGCCATTAGAATCTGTATCAACGAGCACTCTCAGTGCTTCGTCTACTTTAGAGTGAAATTCTTTATTCATACTTTTGTTTTAGCAAACTGTATTTTTGTTATGATTGGTCCATTTGTAAATATGTCCCATTCAGAAGCAATCTCTATTGCTTTGCGTATTATTCTTTCTGCATCTTCTGGACCCTTTGCATCTTCAATGCCAAGTGCTTGCATAGCACCGAGTGCTACATCACCCCCAGAACCAGAATAATAAATATTATTAGAATCTCTGTCCCAAGAATAGTCTTCAAAGATTGGGTATATTACGCCATTGACTGATATGATAAATGCAGAATCGTGTTCTGCTGCATCGCCATCTTCTTTCATATCATACCCAGCATCTATAAATGCTTTTCTCATTTGCGGTATAAATGATTGTGTAATAAATATATCTAAATCTTGACCCATTGATGGTTTTGGTGCTTTCCAACCAAACTGTAATATGTTAGAACCACGACCTGAGCCAGAACCAGCAATTAATATTCCGTTGTTGTCTATAATCTTATTGGTAACCATATTAACTGGACGTCCATTATCGTCACTTGAACGAGAATCGCATCCAATTACGGACCAACCATTACCTTGAATAGCAGCAAGTGTAGTCATTATCCCCTACCATCCTAGTTAGACTTTTACTGTAGTTCTTGCACTTCCACCTGCTTTACCACTAGCACTTAAACTGCTAAGGATGTTTTGTAAGTCTGGTTTTTGAGGTTGAAATTGAGGTTGACCTTGCGGTTGTTGTTCTCCTGGAGCAAGAGCGCCTCCTGCTGGAGAAGCGGTGGGAGCAGGGGACGTTTGCTCGACCATTTGTGCCTCACCAGCAGGAGGAACTTGTTGCTGCGGAGCGAATGTGGCTTCAATAGCGTCTTCTAGTGCTTGACCTTTTTGACGAGCCTTGATAACCGCAGCAATCTTACGGACAACATCCGAAGCATCCTGACCTTGTGTAGCCATCTGTGGGATTGCTTGTGTGTATGCTGTTAACGAGCCAAGAAGTGCCGCTCGCATATCTTCAATTTCAATTTTTTCTAATTCTTGTGTTACGTTAACAGTAAATGGTAGTTCTCTCATAGCCATATCTCTAGAAATTAACTTGCCACCCAATGCTTGTAGCATAAAGATAAGACCCTGTGCAGGATTAAGACCAGCAAGCATACCGTAACGCACATCTGCAGAATAGTCATTCTTGATGTCTTTAGTTGGCTTGTATATAATTTCATATGGTGAACCTGAATCTACGCCACGAATAGTTTTTTCTTCTGGGTAGATTACTTCATCTACATTAAAACAAATTTGAATAATATCCCGAAGCGTTGCGGCAAAGATTGCTTGCGCAGATTTAACTTGTGTATCAAATGCTCCCATAAGAGCCTGTACGCCTTGACCAGTAACAACAGATGCACTAATATTCCCAGTACGTGATTCTGGGTAACGAGTTCCAACTCGTAGTTCTTGATTAAGTATGTTCTGTTCAGTGAATGCACCTTGTGGTAAAGTAAGTTCAACACGGCGAACCCCTGCTGGATTAGATGTACGGATAACCGCATCGCCACCAAGTTGAAGTTCTTGTACGTCTTGTGGAAGAACAATAGGAGCCTGTACGGACTTCTCTGCTGCCTCCATTGCAAGTAATGCAAATCTGTTACGGAGTAATTGAATGCCTAATACATCATCAAACTGTCCACGCATTTCACCATCAATGGATGGCTTACGTGCAACAACAACCATCATTTTACCAAGCGGATTAATAGCCTGAGAAAGAACTAAATTTTCTCTACGTGGTACATAAATTATAGATTGGTCTTTATCGTAGTAACGAATCATTTCAATCTGAGTATTAAGGTCTTGTTTGTAACCATCTTGACCAAGAAGTTGCCTATCATACTCTGGAAACTGAGATACTAGTTCACCAAGTGTTAGAGAGTAACGCTTAGCAAATGCCACACAACGTCCATAGCG